GAAAATGGGGAGCGTCACCACATCAGAGAAACACCGATCTGGCAGGTCGGGATTGTTTCAATACGTTACAACTGTTTACCGTGAACAGACACGGGCAAGACGCCAGTGTAGGGAGCAGTAGAAAGCCTCCCTACGGTTTTGGGGGCGCGGTACCCCCCACAAAAAGTGGCGTCAATTTCCATCGAAAATGGTAAGCAATAAGTATAATTACCTACCAGTCAATAGAATCGACAATAGCGCGTCCTGTATTTTCTGTAATAGCTTTTAATTCATCATGCGTGGCATTGCCTTTAAGCGTGTTTGCTCTATGACTAACAATCCATACATTTCCTTTTACGTAACCTTTAGTTGGATCAATGCGATCCAAGGAAGGGCTGTTGGGGAGAGGAATACCATTTCTGCATTGAGTAGACCATTCAAGGGAGATTTCTGGAAGTAGGGAGCAATTGGATCGAACAAGGGATCGAACGTAGTCAAGATCAAGATTAAAAGCAAGATTTTTTTTCTTAGCACGCTTACGAGCGCTCGCCAACATTTCGGAAGTTAGCGCTTGCACAGGAGTTTTTATCCTGATTTGCTGTTCATACAAAGCCTTGCATTGTTTGCATTCATTTAGCAATCCACTTGCATGTCTAGCGCTTTTACCGAACTTATGGAACGGCTTAATAATGCCGCACTTAATGCATTGCTTTTGCTGAGCTTCCATGCGAGGCAAGCAATTGTCACAAATCTTAACCAGCAAAAACCTAGTCAGCACACGCTGAATCAAGCCCTCGCAGAGGGCGCAGATGAAGCGTTCTCCTCCTTCTCCTCCAATGGAGGCGCCCAAAGCGCCGTAATGATGCACAATGCTGGCAGTTTCTAAATTCGCGCACTTTCTCTTGCATCGTCTATTGCTTAAAGCGGCCCACAAAGGGCCGCTGTCCTAGACAATATTGCTTTTTCTTAAAAAACAGCCCGTTCTGGCTGCTGAGCATAGTTTCCCAAGACCATTACTTAGGAGCTGGTCCAGCCTTTTTGTATTTCGCCACTCACCAGTAGCTCCGCCCTTTGGGGGCTCCGCATTGTTGAGAGCACCGTGGCTTGTCTAGCCTTTTTAGCCCGTCACTCCGCGCTTTAGGCGCTTCGTTGGAGGGGAAGGTGCTCGGGAGAGGCTAGCGAGGAGCGTCTAATTGCTCTGGAGGGGCGAAATTTAGACGCTGCTGCGCTTACGCATATCGTAAATGCTCTGTCAAGCTTTGTCAAGAGGCTCACTTCCCTTGCCACCACTAGAAAGGGGCCTAAAAGGCCCCGAAAACCATGGAAAAATTGCCCGTTTCTTAAGGATGTCTTCTATTTTGTCAGGCAATGAAGAAGAATGTATTAAAAACTACTAGACAAATTAGTAATAGTCATTAGCGTGAAATGATCGCCGCCAATTAATTATGTGGGGCCTGCCAGAACGTCAACCATTTAACATTGGCCCCTATAAACTTTGGCCTTGTTTTAGTAGGCCAGAATTTCAATGGTTTGCAGCAGTAGATGGTAAGCCTCTTTATTTCCGCACGTCCAATGAAGCGAAATTATTTTTCAATGATCTGCTGGCAGTGGAAGACCCGGAGGGGCTATGCGATTAAAGGAAGTTTTCCATTCCTGCATGGGGAAAATTGGCTAGCCTGCCTGTTGTAAGTTTTGGGGCCGTAAGGCCCTTTCTTGTCTCTGGAACCAATGGTTGACAAAATTGCCCGCACTGGTAGGGTGCAAAGCTGGATGGAAAGCCCGAATGGACGGCTGCCGGTTAGCTGCACGGTGTTCAACGTGCAAGATTCAATGGAAGGAGAGGACGGCATTGAAGCGTCTTGGCGCTTTGTTAGCCATGGCCTGCGTAATGGTGCAGGAGTGGCGGTGCATCTTTCTGAGATTCGCCCCAAGGGCGAAGAAAATGGCAAAGGCTTGGTTGCTAGCGGGCCTATTAGCTTCGGCAAAATCTATTCGACGCTCAATGAAATTCTGAGGCGTGGTGGTTTATACAAAAATGGAGCTGTGGTCCTGCACTTGGACTACACCCACCCTGACGCCATGGAATTTGTCAATGTTTCCAGACAGGAACTGCCTTGGACGAAGCGTTGCCTTAATGTGGACGAGCAGTTTCTGGACAAGGCTTCGCCTGAGCTGATTAATGCCGCTCTTCGTGCCATCTCTGCTGGCGACCTCTGGCTCAATAAAATTCGCTACAACGACAAAGGCGAGCGCATCAGAGCGAATGTCTGCCTGGAAGTTTATCTTCCGCATCGTGGCACTTGCTTATTGCAGCACATTAATCTTGGCGCATGCAGCATTGATGAAATTAAAGGGGCTTTTATTGAAGGCATGACGCAATTGTGCGAGCTTCATGCTCAAACAGGCGTTGGCGACACTGGTGAATATCTTCCTCCCATTGTTGACAAGCAAGTGGGGCTTGGCCTGTTAGGTCTGGCTAATTTCTTGAGCATTCATGAAATTAGCTATGCCGAATTTGGCAAAGCGCTAAAGGCGTTTAATCAGGAAGATCCAGAAGATTGGTATGAAATTATGGACAAACCAGTGGGAAATGCTGTGTTTGCCATTCACCAAGGCATTCATGCTGCGGCTGACATTGCGCGTGAGGCTGGAATGGACCGTGCCTTTGCCATTGCTCCCACTGCATCGTGCTCCTATCGCTACCAAGATAGTCGCGGTTTTACTACCACGCCTGAAATTGCCCCTCCCATTGCTCGGGAAGTAGATAGGGACAGTGGCACGTTTGGCGTGGAAAGCTTTGATTATGGTCCCGTGGAGACTGCAGCAGAGGTGGGCTGGGAAGCTTACAAGCTTGTTACAGACGAGCTTATTCGCATGTATCAAGCGAGCGGATTGCTCCATGGCTATTCGTTCAATTCGTGGAGCGATGTGGTTGTTTATGACGAAGCCTTCCTGAAGGATTGGCTAGAATCTCCTCAGACGAGCCTCTATTACAGCCTGCAAATTCTTCCGGACACTCAACGGAAGGATGATGCATATGCTGCATTGGACGACGATTTTAAGAGCATGTTTGGCTTAGACGATGAGTCTGAAGCTGAAGGCCCTTCTGCATCTTGTTCTTTGGAGGCTGGATTCTGCGCTGCATGCGCTGAATAACAAAGAAAAAGGGGGCTTGCGCCCCCTTTCTGCTCCTCACACCATCGCATAATAGTACGACAATGATTGCCGAGACCAAGAGCCCCGATTTTTCTGTTGAAAATGAAGGCCCCTATCTTTCCATGATTGCCAAGAAACGGCCTTGGCAGGCCGTGCCTGTGAGTAAAGGCAAGTTGCAAGAGGGGGGCGAGGATACGATTTTCTCGCTTCTTGCGTTGCGCCATTTGGAACTGCCCGTGAAAGACTTTCTGGAGCAGGGGCTACAGAAAGAGCTTCCTTCTACGCCTGGCATTGTTGAAGCGCTGCGCCATAACCAGCAGGATGAGCAGCGTCATGATGAGGCGCTGAACTATGTGACGGCTGCCCATGGCACGAATGAAAAGGCTGAGAAAGAAGCCCTGAACATCCTGAAAGCATGGCAAGAGCATCCTGCCCATCCCATTTTGAAAGCTGCCATTTTGGAGCGCAGCATTTTCTTTGTCGTTTTGCCATTTTTCCGTTTCAACGGCGATATTGGCATTCGTACTGTGGCTGCTGATATTAGTCGGGATGAGATTACGCACGTTGGCGTGCATAGTCTGATTGCTCGGGAGCTTGGCGAAACTGCTGGGCAGAGCCTGAACAAACTGCGCCGGGCCACTGCATTGTGGGCCTTTGATCAGCTTGGCGCCCATAGCAACAAATGGTTGGACAAAGACTTTTGGTTGCGTCAAAGTGACAATTTGTTTGAGAAGGGCAGGGCTGAGGAACTGAACGACACGGCTCGCAGTCGGATGCCGGCGTTCTTTGAGGCAGCAAACAATGATCTGCCTTCTTACGGGCGGTGAAACACTGTTAATATTGAGCCATGCCAGTTCTGAGGTCCACCGTTGGTAGTGGAGCGCCTTTCCTGGCCTGGGAAGCTAAGACAGCGCTGGGCACATAGCACAGAAGAGCCGGGTGCAATTCCCGGCCTTTCCATTGTTAATTGTTTCTAATGAGCGCTTTCGTCACGAGCGACACGCACTTTGGCCACGCCAAGATGCTGGAATTTATGCGTCCAGACGGAGAACGGCTGCGTCCTTTTGCCTCATTGGAAGAAATGCATCAAACGCTCGTAGAGCGTTGGAACAACGTTGTCCATGCGAAAGACAGAATTTACGTGCTGGGAGATGTGGCCATCCCACGGTCTGGCTTACATGTTTTAAACCGTCTTAATGGCAGTAAAGTATTGGTTCGCGGGAATCATGATATTTTCAAGCTTCAAGACTATGCAAAATATTTTGACGACGTGAGGGGAGCATTCTTCCGTGATGGTCTAATTTATACGCATATTCCCGTGCATCCTGCGAATTTAACGGGCAGATACATTGGCAATGTACATGGCCATTTGCATTGTCATTTAATTAGGCATGATGACGGAACTGTTGACAAAAGATATTTCAATGCATGCGTGGAAGTAAATAATTTTACGCCAGTGGCGTTAGATTGTATACAAAACTATTTTGGCCTGGGCCATGGACGAGCGTCGGACGTTCAACACGCCGATCAGGGAGCCATGGAACGCGCCCATTCATAATATTTTGAAGGCCATTGACAATCACATGGGCCTTTATTTGCAATATCGCGACCCTTGGCATTTGCAACAGGCTGCAATGTTGAGGAACTATTTAAGAGAGCTTAAGGCTTACATCCACAAAAGAGAAGGCAAATAAAAAGGCCCGCCGTAGCGGGCCGATGAGCTTAAGCCACGCAATAACGATGGCCGTGCAATGAGGCCAACTGAGCCTTGCGAAGACGGGCAGCTTTTTCAAGCTGCTGCTTCACGAGCAACAGAGTGTTCATGGCGCTCTCCATGGTCCACCTCCCGTTCCGTAGGTGGGTGTCATGCGCCCCATGTGGGGTGAACGTAGATGCAGCTTAGCATGATACCCTCGGTGGGAGTCGAACCCACACTGGAGCGATTTTAAGTCGCTTGCCTCTGCCGGTTGGGCTACAAGGGCTAGACATCGAGGCGTCGAGGCGGGGCTTCAATCCGCCTGTGTACGACATTTAACTATGGGTAGGCCCATAGCCTCGATTGGTCTGCAAGACAGTGCCTGCCACTGTCTAGTTGTAACGCTGGCCAGCGTGCTTCGCGAAAGCCCCAAAAGCATAGCACGCATGTTGCCTACACGTCATATTCCTTGCATTCTTGGCTGTCGGGGTGGGCCCGGCAATAGTCGTCAAACGTGCCTTCCTCGTCGAGGCATTGCTCCAGCGCTTCAATTTGCCCCAAGCGCTTGGCATAGTCCTTAAGCTTGGGCAATAGCACGGGAATATAAAGGTGTTCGGCTGCTAAAAGCTGCAAAGAAGTTTGCTTGCTAGTGGTGCCATTCTCAAGAAGCGCAATTAAAAACTGCGTTTCTTGCATAGTTAATTTGCAATAAGCCACGCCAATAAAGAACTATTGTTTGAAAATCATACTAGGAGATTAAGCTTTCGATCCATCCAATGTCATCATCTTTAGATGCGGCCAAGATTGCACCAGCCATTGCAAACGCTAAGTCGTCAATCCCCGTAGCCTTGCCACCAGTAACAGTCCATTGCCCACTGGGCTTGTAAGTGACAGTAAGGTTTTTGATTTGCATGATTGCTTTTTCGTGGCGGTATAAATTGATTTGCCCTGCATTGAACAGTTCCCGCATCTTGCTGAAAGCTTTCATCTTGGAGCTAACAGTCCAAGTGAGTTCTGTGATAGGCAAATCACCAGCGAGAGTTTGAATGGTGCCAGCACTGTTGAACTGGTCCATCACAATCGTGTCAAAGACGTATAGGCGATGCTGCTCTTTTATCCAATCTTCCACTGCATTGATATTCACTTCCATGCGCCCGTTGATTTCAAAATCAGCAGCAAAGGAATGAAACTTGTCAACGACTAACGTGCCGTTTTCAAAATGAACAATACAAGCAGTGTAATCATCACGCCCAACGCCGCCTCTGGCAGGGTCGAGGGCCAATACATAAGCACCTTGGAACTGGGCCCTGGGTGGTAAAGCCGCTCGACGGTCATCAATACAGGCGTCAACAACATCGCTAGCAACGAGAGCGGAAAGATTACTGGCGAATTGAGCGCCATATTCCACTTTAAATTTTTCAGGGTCGCGCTGTCTCTCTGTGTCAAGAAACTCTTGCGAAATACGAGGGTTCATCTCCCATGTTGGGAGATTGATGGCCTGCATGAAAGGGAAACGGCCAGATGCTGCTTCTTTAAAATGCTGATAGAAGATGCCGTCAGTAAGCCATGGAGAGGAGAGTTCTAGGATGCGCCCATGACCGCCAAACTGAGCGATAGAAGGAGAAAGAGCGTCATAAATGCCACGTCCGCCGGAGTTAGCATCGCCTTCTGTGGCGAATGCAAGTTCATCAAAAACAGCACCGGCGCAAGCGAGACCACGAGCAGCACGCCCGGAAGTTGGTATAGCTTTAAAAACGCAGTGGTTACTAATTTCAATGATGTCGGCAGTTTCACGAACAATCTCCTGAGCGAAGGGACTTTCGATGATGAGCTGCCGGATGTTGTTTAGGGCAATACGAGCCTGATCTTGACTGTTTGCAACAGTTACAACGTACCAGCGTTCTCCTTTTCTTACTTTACGACGATATTGTTCTTCTAGGACGAAACACATATAGATGCAGGCAATGGCTGCCATGAGCGTCTTGCCTGAGCGTCGCCCGAGAGCCCACACTGCATGCGACTTGCCGGGCTGAAAAAATTCATCGAGAATTTCAGCCTGTTTATGAAAAAGCTCTAAATGAAGAGCGTGTTTGGCGAAGTCTGAACAGCGAAGCATTACAATAATGACGAAAGAGGCTGTAAATAGTGCTTGGGAACGAAGAAGGCCGGGCGGCCTTTAACGTGCTCTTTTTTCCATTGATCTTTCATGGCGTCTTCACTTTTTATCCAGCCATGCACAAGAGTTTTTCGATTTTCAATGGTCACGAGAACAAATATTTTTCCAGGCTTTTCATCCAATTGCACCACTAAATCATAGTAGTGGCGAGCACGAGTTTTAACATCAATATTGGGAGGGAGGTCTGCGGAGCCTCGTTTGGCCGTGGTTTCCTGGTAGAGAAAGTGTTCCATATCGAGCAGGGCGGCGACGGCCATCTCTCCTGCCGCTCCAATGAGATGGAGGCGGAGAGCTTCGCTGCCTGACGTTGCACCATTGTTCCGGCCCTTAAGACCTAGTGCGGAATTGACGGCTTGACGGCGGTGGGCTTCGGCGTAGACAGCCTTGCGCTGCTCGTCGCTGAAAGCAAATTGCAGAGGGCTAGCCATACTGGCCATAACAACCAGGCCAATGTAGCCAGCTTTTAGAATGAAAGCAATACATAATGGCCTTAAGAAAGTCAATGGATAACGAAATGGTCGATTTGGGGCATGCTTCTGAGGGCGGACTGCGTGCTGACGGGCTGCAAAACGTGCTCATTGGCATGGGCACTAGTCGCGATAAGGGCCAGTACACCAAGACCACGGCTACAATTTTCCTAGCGCAAGAGGAGCTGGAGAATTTATATGGTGAATGGTTGCCTCGTCGCATTGTTGACATTTATGCTGACCAAGCCACTCGGAAAGGCTTCAAAGTATTGTTTGGCGGAGACGGCGTTAGAGCCGAAGAAGTGCAAGGCATTGAGCAAGTAATTGAAGACCTCTACATCCTTGAATTCCTCAACCTCGCAGCAAAGAACTCTCGTCTATATGGAGGCGCTTGCCTACTTCTGTTTATTGATGATGGTCGTCCCGCTTATATGCCTGTCGATAGAAGGAACATTCGTCGCGTGGAGGAAATTGAATGTTTGGACAGGTGGCAAATTGCCCCAGTCATCTCTGAGGAAAACCTCTACGACTATTCAAAGGCCAATTACTATCAAATTATTTCCGGCGATTTAATTAACGAACCCACGTTGTCCTACATCCATAAGGATAGGATTTTGCGGTTTGATGGGGATTGGCTGCCTTATCGCATTAGGCAGCGGAATTATGGCTGGGGCATGAGCAGCCTTCAAACTGTTTATGACAGCTTCCGCCACTATTGGACTGGCTTAAATTCAGCGGCCACGTTGCTCACTGAGTTTGATATTTTTGTGCATAAAGTGAAGGGGCTTGCGGCGATGCTGGCAGCCGGAAAGGAAGGTGCTGTCAGGGACAGGCTGCAAGTTAATGATATGAGCAAGAGCGTTTATCGCGGCTATGCGATTGACGCGGAGAAGGAGGAGCTTGAATTTATTAGTCGTAATTTTGGCGGCATTGGAGAAGTGTTGGAGAAGCTGCGCGTTGACATTATTGGCGCCAGCAAAATTCCTCATACCGTACTGTTTGGCGAAAGCCCGAGCGGACTGGGCTCGACTGGCCGCAGCGAAGAGCGTGATTTTGCCAAGACGCTTGCTGACTATCAGAGCGTCCATTTCAAGCGGCCTATTAAAAAGCTGATGGAATACATCATGCTGAGCAAAGAGGGTCCGACGAATGGAAAGCTGCCTGAGTCGTGGCGCATCTCTTTTAATCCATTGTTTGAACTAAATGAGCGGGAAATGGCGGACGTGCGGGCGCGTGTGGCGGCTGTAGATGGCCGTTACATCCAGCTTGGCGTGCTGAGTCCGAAGGAAGTGGCGGACGCCCGTTACGGCGGTTCTGAATGGAGCATGGAACTTACACTCGACCCGTCTGTCATTCGCGAACTTCCCGCTCAAGGTGGGGGTGGTTCCACTCAAGGGCGGGGTGGTTTTGCTGTGCCGCCCGGTGGTCGCGATCCAATGAATGAGGAGAATGGCACGTTACCGATGGATGGAAGTCGTGAAGTGGAAGACTCGGCTGGTTTGTTTCTGCCCCGCGATCTTGAGAAAGTGCGTGGCGACGTGAAATTTACTGACAAGGAGCTGCATTCTCGCGCTGTTAGCGCAGCCAAAGCGAAGTTCAAAGTGTGGCCTTCGGCTTACGCCAGCGGCTATGTGGTGCAGCAATATAAGCAAATGTTCAAGAAGAAGCACGGCTCATTAAGCGGAGCTTTTAAAGGAGACGAAGGTGAAATCCATGCCGATGATCTTGAGCAATGGTTTAAAGAAGAGTGGGTGAGGATTGGCACCAATGGCGAAATCATGGGGCCATGCGGCGGACGTGAAGAAAAAGAGGGCAAGCCAAAGTGTTTACCTAAGGCCAAGGCTCAGGCTATGAGCAAAGAGGAGCGGCAGACAATTGTTGCCCGCAAGCGCAAGGCAGATCCTGATCCAGAGCGCCGTGGTCCGGCGAAGATGGTTAGCAGCAAAGTGGATGCTCAAAATCCCAATGCCCACGTTTACAAGACGCAAGAAGAGGCTGAGGCCACGGCAGCAAAGATTGGCTGCGAAGGTTTCCATGTGGAGCAAACAGAGGATGGCCCCATTTATATGCCATGCTCCACTCATTCCATTTTTGAGAAGAAGCACGAAGAGTTTCTCGCTCAAAAGCAAGATGCAATTGAGCCGTTAAAGACCAGCGGCCTAGTGTTAGGGGATGTGGACGAAGCTTCGTTAATTTCCGAAGAGGACATTGACGCTGCATTGAATCAATGGAAACAAGAGGCGCCGGAGCGGTTTAAGGACATTCTGGAGGCTGAGGATGTCCAACCCTCTTAATCCGCTTTCGGAATTCTCCGCTTCCATTGCTCGCTTTGATGCTGAATGGAACTACGACCCTATTAGCGGGCGTTATCGCGGAGCGAATGGACGCTTTCTTTCTCAAACTGCCGTGGAGGCTTTAGTCGATGGTCGCATTTCTAATCTTGGTCGGCTCCTACGCCGTTATACAAGCATGCTTGATCGTGGCGATATCACGTTGGATCAGTGGCAAGAAAGTGTTCGGCAAGCGTTAAAGTTGGCTCACGCACAGGCTGCAATGATTGGCAGTGGTGGTCGTAATAGCATGACTCCAGTTGAATGGGGGCGGATTGGCCAAAGGCTTCGTGCTGAGTACCGTTATCTGGAGGTTTTTGCTCGCGATTTGTTGGCCGGTGGCGTATCTACTCCCATGGCTCTTGCTCGCATTGGGATGTATGCTGAAAGTGTGCGAGGTGCTTACTGGGAAGGCACATCCATGCGGCAAGAGCGACAGGGATACAGCCTGATGGGGCGCATCCTTGATAGCCAGGCCAAGCATTGCCAGGATTGCCTGGACTATGCAGCACGAGGCGTTGTGCCAATTGGCAGTTTGCCACTGCCAGGGCAGCGCTGTGCGTGCCGTTCCAATTGCAAATGTAAGGTAAAGTATCTGCGTCAGCAAGCGCCTGTCGTGGCGGTTTAGTCATGGATGTGTTGATTGGAAGCACCGGCCTGATTGGCGGCATTCTCCAGGAACATCAGCAGTTCAACCATTCGTACAATTCCAGCAATTTATATCGTGCTTCATTGTTAAACGGCACGATTGACAAGCTGTATTTGGCATGTTTGCCAGCGGAGAAATGGAAGGCCAATCAAGACCCGGCGAAAGATTTCTTCAACATGCAAGAAATTGCAGCCACTATTCGTCCATGGGAAGTGAAGGAGATCATTCTTTATTCCACCATTGACATTTATAAACATTCTTTTGGCAGTTTGGACTATGGGCGCGTGAGGCGCATCTTTGAACTGCTTGTGAAATCAATGTTTCCAAATAGCGTGGTGAAAGTCATTCGTCTTCCTGCATTGTTTCACAAGCGCATTAAAAAGAACGTTTTGTTTGATTTGCTAAATAATAATAATGTTGATCAAATTAACGGAAATTCTGCTTATCAATGGTACGACTTAAACGATCTATGGGAAGACACTTTAGAGATTAAGGAAGCTGGAATTTACGATTTATTTTCTGAGCCCATTGAAACGCAAGAAATTCTTGATCGTTTCTTTCCTGAAGCCAAAGTGAGTTATGGCTCCCGTATTGACTATCATTGCGGGAGTTATAAATACGGCAAAGAAAAAATGCTTGCAAAAATGGAGGCGTTTATCAATGCTTATCGGAATTAGTGCGATTGGCTGGGAGCCAGAACAGGAGGAGCAAATTTTAAGCGCCAATGCCGGGGCGTTTAATCTGCTGGAGATTGTTCCTCATCGAGTGTTTCAGCAACGTCTTGATTGTGCAGACTTAGCAAAGAAATATAGGGAAGAATATGGTCTTTGGGCATATTCTGCTCAAGCTTTGTTTTTCGGCAGCAATGTAGAAAGTTTTGAAAATACCGAGGCCACTCAAGAGCATTTATTGCGCGTTATTAGGTTAGGTTCTTTTATGGGAATTAAGCGCTTTGTTCTTGGCAGTCCCGGTCTCCGGCGTGGAAGTCCTGCCTGTTTAATGAACGTGCTTCGCCGCATGGACAAGATTCTGGAAGCCAATGATGCCATTCTGTGTATTGAACCAGTGGCACGGGCATTTGGCGGAAAATATTT